AGTTTAGAATGCTTGAATGAAAGATTAAATGAAGCAGTCAAAATGTATCTTGAAGATAATAGTTCTTTAGATTTAGAAAAACTTTTTGAAGATTACAAGATGTATTCTATTAGTACTATAAATGATATTATGTCAAATGGTATGGATGTTGAGAAAGAAGTTAAACATTTCTTACAAAAAACATCTCATAGACCAGTTGATATTAGAGATGCTGAAAAAACATTGCGAGAGGCAATGTGTTTAAGCAGAAGCGAGAGTAAAAAACTCGCAAGTATTCTTTGGAACTCTTTGTGCGACGCAAATGAGAAAGAAGAAGTTGTTGAGACTAAAACTGTTGAAGAGCAGGAAATAGTTGAAGAAAACAACAATAATATTAAGCAAATGCTTCTCAAAAAAGCAATGTTAGATTTAATCGAGGATTAAAATATGAATATCGAAGCTCTTGAAGCTAAAAAGAGAGAAAATGCTCTCAAAGCAAAAGAAATCTTATCTTCTGAAGAAGGAAGTGTTGAAGAAGCACAAAAGTTCCTTTCTGAAAATGAAGATATTAGTGCGAAAATCAATGTATTGAAGGCTGCTGATGAGCAAATCCTTCCTATTAGTAATGAGGTAAAGTCTGTGGAAAACACATCTAAAATTATTATGCCTTTATCAGAAGGTCATTATAAGAACTTACCATTTAGCGGTTCTACTGGCTATGAAAAAGCAAAGATGGGCTACGCATTTGGTATGTTTGCTCTTTCAACAAGAGGAAATCAAAAAGCAATCAAGTGGCTTTCTGAAAATACTACTTATAAAGCAGTTAACGAAGGAACTACCACCGCTGGTGGATTTTTAGTACCAGATGAACTCGTTGCTGAACTCATCTTCTTGCGTGAGCAATACGGTGTAGTTAGACAAAACGCAACTATTAGAACTATGAGTTCTGACGTTTTGTGGATACCTAAAAATGCTACTTCTACAACTGCTTATTGGGTTGGAGAAAGCACTGCTATTACTCAATCTCAACCAGTATTTGACCGTGTACAAGTTCTTGCGAAGAAACTTGGCATTCTTACTGCTGTAACTTCTGAAGTTAATGAAGATAGCATCATTGAAATCGGAGTAGCGTTAGCACAAGATATGGCTTGGAAATTTGCTCAAGAAGAAGACAGAGTATGTATGATTGGTTCATCTGCTACTGCTACTGACGGTAACATCAACGGTTTTATTACAGAGGCTAACGGTGTTGCTTCTAACCTTGGTATCGTTGCTGGTGCTACTGGTTCTGCTGCAAACTACAATGCTATTACTCTTGCTAACTTCCGTGCTATGGTAGGTAAACTTCCATTGTATGCTGACAATCAAGATGCTAAATGGTATATGTCCAAGCAGTTTTTTAACGACGTTGTAGCCAACCGCTTGGATGCTCTTTCTGGTAATGCTGCTCTTGATATTATGAACTTCCAACAAGGCAGACCAACTCTTTATGGTTATCCTGTTGTTTATTCTCAACATCTTGCATCAGTTGCTGCTGGTACTGCTAACACTCCTCTTTGTGCTCTTGCTAACCTCAAGACTGGTACAGTTCTTGGAGATCGCAGAAGTGTTACCATTAGCGTCTCATCTGATTACTTATTTAATACCGATGAGTTGGCATTTAAGGCTGTAGAGCGCTTTGGCTTTACCTGCCACGATCCAGGTACTTCTACTGCTGCTGGTTCAGTTATCGTTCTCCGTAGAACCACTTAATCTTATATTATTTGGTTTAGTAATAAAGGAGGTAATATCGAAAGGTATTGCCTCCTTTTTCTTTGGTAAAATACCTTATCGAGGTGGTAAAAATGCCGTTAACAAAACAGCAAGCAGTAGATAAGTTAGCAAGTATGTGTCAGGCAGATGTTTTTCCTGTCTTAAATGTTGATATTTTAAATGAAATAATCGATGAAAATACTCGCTCTACTTCTTGGACTGCTCTCTTATATTATTCATATGGTTCTATTGTTCAGCCTACTGTTCCAAATGGCAGGTTTTATCGTGTTATTGTGCCTGGAACAAGTGGAACTACAGAACCTGACTTTCCAACACAAGGATATACAGGTCAAGTTGTAGCAGATGTTGGAGATTTATTATTTGTTGATTATGGTCCAGCACAAGAAGAGATTTATGATGTAAGAAGTGCTGCCAGAGCTTGTTGGATTAGAAAAGCAGGTATTGTTGCTAATCTTACAGATGTAGAAGATGGCGAAAACAAACTAAACTTAAGTAAAGTTTATGAACAATGTATCAAAATGTCCAATCTTTTTAGACCTATAGAGATTTATTAAAATGACACCAAAATGCCTACTCGATATTTATAGAAATGTTTCAACACTTTATCATTTACCTGATACTGGTACTGTTTATAGAATGGTAACAGAAACAGATGCTTATGGTGGTGTTGATAATGATTATAGAAAACTACACGATTATCCTTGTAGGCTTGTTTTTAAACTTGAAGATACCAGACAAAATGGTGGTGTCATATTACAAGATGCTAACTACAAAATACATTTTCCATTTTCTGCTGATTTGAAACAAAATGACAAAATAAAACTTAAATCTGATGCTGAATGCGATAGATATTTTGAAATCATCAGTGTTGAATATGGTTCAGAAGGATTATTTAATAATGCTATTGTAAAAGAGAGATTTAACTAATGGATGCAAATGTAATAAATGGAGTAATAGGCAATGCTATACTGGTCTTCAGTACTATCATCATACCAGGATCAATCTTTTTTTTTAATATAAGCAAAAAAATAGATAATGTTGGCATAAATGTAGGATTTGTAAAAGATGATATTGAAAAAATGTCTAAACAAATAGAAAAAATTGAAAATAAGATTGAAAATAATGAGGCTGCTGTAAATAAACTACACACCACAGTAGGAGTATTACAGGCAAAAGTAGAAATGCTTGAGAAAAATAATGAAAAACATCAGCATTAGTAAAATGTTTATTGTCATTTTTATGGCATTTATTATTTCATTTTTTACCAGTTTTTCAGTAACTTTAAACTCTATAAACTTGCCTGAAAATGCTTCATTTAAGGATTTATTAGATGTACTTGAAGTTAGTCTTGTATCTTCTCTAAAACCTGCTATTAGCGCTATTTTAGCCAGTATTTTAGGATATTTTACTAACAATCAAAAAGAGGTTAAAGAATAATGGAAGAAGTTACATTAGAAGAGATTGTAGTTCAAAACGATTGTGTAAATGTAATGTTTGATGATGTAGGTATACAGTTTGGAGACGAACAAAGTTATCATAGTTATGTACACGGTTTAACTTATAATAGTTGTTTAAAAAATATGTTAATGAAACTTGTTGAAACATTAGGAGAAGATGCTATTGTAGGTAAAAAACTTGTATTTAATCCAAATGCTCTTGATGGTGTTATTGTAAGGTTAGTATAATGGCAATAGTTACAGTAGAAGGTGTTCAAACTTTTGGTATGACTGGTAATGCTGTAGGTTCTTCCATTACTGCCATAACAACAGACAATGTTGGACACGCTATGGGCTTTCAGTTTTTTGAGAATGCTGCTATTACAAGATTTGCTGTTTATATTGGAACAGTTACTACAAATCCTTCAAACTGTCAAATAGGATTTCAAACTATTAGTACTACTACTGGTTTACCATCAGGAACATTTCTTACGTCAGTAGCAGCAAACTCTTATACTTCTAATAACTGGAATGTTTTTACTCTTGCTACTCCTTATAATGTTACTGCTGGAGATAAGTTATATGCTGTTTGGTTCAACAATACTGGCTCTACTATAAACCTTGGATTAAATACTCAAGAAGGTGGTGCTCGTATGAAAACATTAAATCCAACTTATTCTGCTTCTAAAACAACTACTGGTGGAGCGTGGGCAAGAGCAGCAGTAGCATTTCCAATGTATGTAGGAACAGCAACAAGATGGTTTGGAGAAAGTCATCCATTTACTACTGGTATAAACTTTACACCTAACTTTACTGATGAGTTTGGTTTTTCTGTTACATTACCATCGAACATTCCAGAAGTTAGATTAAGACAAATAGAAGCATCATTAGGTATTTCAAACTTAAATACAATAGACATTACTTTTAAGATTTATGATAGTGCTGGTACATTATTACAAACTATTGATACTTATGATGGTGCTCGTACAAGTCTTCAAAACAACACTATTATTAGCAACACTTTACATACACACACAACAGATTTATGGCTTACAGGTGGTGTTAAATATTACATAATGATGGCACTTTCAGGTACAGGTACTTTTTCTGTTCAACAAAGAGTATTAGGATTAGACCAAAATAATTCTTCTAATGGAATAGTTAGTAAATACACCTCAAAAGTTGGTACTACATTTACAGAAAGCACTGACAGTTATATTCCTATGAGACTTATTTGCGATGCTTACAGATATGATGATGCTACTGGTGGAGGTGGAGGTGGTTATAGAAATGCCTCATTTATGTTTACAGGAGGATTTTCAGGTTAATGCCATACATAACTTCCGATACATTTAAAGGTTTTTTACATCCAGATGGTCCATCAGGTACATCTGCTAATGCTTTTACTACATTTACTTTAAACAATGATAATATGGGCATCGCTTACACAGTTACTATGCCAGAGGCTGCTACTATTACAAGAGTTTTGCTTTATTGTACTGCTGCTTCTGCTCTTACGGATCCAGCAACAGTAAGACTTGAAGGCATTGACCTTACTAATGGACAACCTGACAACGTATCTAAAAGTGGTGCTGCTGTAAACATTCCAAATACTGCTGGATTTCTTGAAATACCATTAACTACTCCTTATTCAGCAGCAGCAGGAGAAGATTTTTACATTGTTATTAGATTAGCAAACCAAAACTCTGGTTCTCAAATCTTTGGTCTAACGAGAAGATATTCTTTTCAACAGGCTACTCCTATTGTACTTACAAGAGCAACAGGAGCAGGTACATTTACAAAAAATGCCAATAATGGTTTTCCACAAGCAATAGTTGGAAGTGCTACAAAATGGTATGGTTATGCTATTCCAGTACAACCACACGCTTCAGGAGCAGTTCAGGCTAATCCTGTTTATGTTGGCTTTTATTTTCAAACACCAGCAAACTCTCCAGAGTTTTTATTAAAATCAGTTTTTTGTGGTGTTCAAATGACAGCAAATGAACTTACTGATTTTGTTATTTTTAATAGTGCTGGAACAACACTTTATAGTAGTGTATATGACAATGACCAGTTTGTAGATAGTTCTTCTGGACTTATGAACGAGTTTATTGTTGCTAATGGTATTTGGATAGCACCTAATACAAGATATTATGTAATGTTTAGGTCTACCACTGCTTCTGCTAATAAAAATATTTTTAGACTTCTTATTCCAAGTGCAACAATGTTAGCAGATTTTACTGGTGGTATACAGTGGGGCGTATCAAGATACGCCTCTGGAACATTTATTGATGATGCTACTGCTATACCATCAGCAGCATTAGAGATTTGTGGTATTAGGTATTTTCAAACAGCAGGAACAACTACTTATTCATTGCCTGCTGGATTTAATCATTTTAGTGGCTGATAAAATAATAGAGCACTCAAGAGGACCAAAATATGTTTCAAATAAAACAATCAGAAGCCACAGCAGCAAGACGTAGAATACCAGTACTATTGGTTGATATTACTGATGGATTTACGCCAGAAGTTGGTGTTGTAACTCCTACTATCAATGTATCTAAAAATGGTGCTACTGTTGCTACTGGTGCTGGAAGTTGGACTGAAATAGGTAATGGTCAGTATTATTATGAGTTTACTGCTGGCGAAGTTGACACTTTAGGATGGATTTCTGTTAATATTGAAAAAGCAACTGTATCAAGAGATTACAATGCAGTTATTCAAGTTATGGCATATGATTATGCTGTCGCTACAAATCTTGGTTTATCAGCCTTACCTGCTGTTGCTTCTGGTAGTGCTGGTGCTATTCCAACTACAGGTACTGGCGCAAACCAAATACAGGTCAATGGTAGTGGAGCAATCAGCACAGTTGTATCAGTATCAGGATCGGTAGGAAGTGTTGCTGGAAACGTAAGTGGTTCAGTAGCAAGTGTTGTTGGAGCAGTTGGTTCTGTAACTGGTTCTGTTGGAAGTGTAGTAGGTGCTGTTGGTTCAGTTACTGGAAACATTGGCGGAAATCTTACTGGTAGTGTTGGTTCTCTTACTGCTACTGCTGTCCAAAATATTTGGGATGACTTGACAGTTAATAATACTGTTGTTGGTAGTATTGGTGTTCTTATTAGTAATAACTTAAATGCTACTGTTTCATCAAGAGCAACAGATGCTGGTGTATGGACAAATGCTACTCGTACTTTAACTGCTGGAACTAACATTGTTCTTGCTAAAGGTACTGGTATTACTGGTTTCAATGATATTGCTGCCACTGATGTTTGGGCAGCAGCAACGAGAACATTATCTTCTGGTGCTAATATAGTACTCGCAAAAGGCACTGGTATTACTGGTTTCAACGATATAACAAGCCAATCAGTTTGGGATGTTGCTACTTCTGCTATTACTGCTGTTGGTAGTATTGGTGTTCAACTAAAAACTAATATTGATGTTGCTACTTCTACAAGAATGGCTACATTTACATATACCACTCCGCCAACAAGTGCTGCTATCGCTACACAAGTATGGTCTGAAGCATTACCAGGTACATATACAAGTGGACAGGCAGGATTTAAACTTAATGCTGCTGGAAGTGCTGCTGATCCTTGGAGTACTGCTTTACCAGGTGCTTATAGTGCTGGTAGTGCTGGATTTATTATTGGAAATAGATTAGATGCTGCTGTTTCTACAAGAATGGCAACATTTACATTACCAACACGATTTAGTTCTCTTGCTATTGATACAAGTGGATTTGTGACGTTCAACAATGTTATTTCTATACCAACTACTGGAAGTATCGCTACTGCTGTATGGTCAGAACCTATTCCTGGATCATTTGCTGCTGGCACTGCTGGTGCTAAACTTAACTCTGCTTCTTCCGCTGGTGATCCTTGGGCTACAGCACTTCCTGGTTTGTATGCTGCTGGAACTGCTGGAAACATTGTAGGAAATAGACTTGATACCAATGTAGGTTCAAGAATGGCTACATTTACATTGCCTACTAACTTCTCATCTCTTGCTATAACAGGATTAGGAGCAGTTACAGCAGGTACTGTATCTGATAAAACTGGCTATTCATTATCTGGTTCTCAAACATTCAGCACAACTGGAAGTGTTGGAAGCGTAACTGGCAGTGTTGCCTCCGTATCTGGAAATATAGGAGGTAATGTCGTTGGAAGTGTTAATAACGTGGTTGGAAATGTGGGAGGCAATGTTGTCGGAAGTACTGGCTCCGTTGCTGGATCAGTGGGAAGCGTAGTAGATGTTTCTACTATTTGGAACCATCTTACTGCTAATATTCTTACAACTAATAGTATTGGTCTTCTACTCAAAACCAACGTAGATGCCACTATTTCTTCAAGATTAGCATCATCTTCTTACACTGCTGCTCCTACAGTTACTCAAATCTGGCAACAAGCTTTACCAGGTACATTTACATTAGGTCAAGCAGGATATGTTCTTGGTACTAATCTTGATGCTACTATTAGTTCAAGATTAGCAAGTTCATCTTATAGTGCTGCTCCTACTACAACTCAAATAATGTCAGCAATATGGAACCAAGTAAGAGCCACATCAAATGGTGGTGGTACTCCTGCTGTTGGTACATTTGGATACTTCTTGGACAGTCGAGTTAGTACTGCTGGTGGTAGTGGAGGTGGTGGAGTTGTTATCAAGCAAGGTCCATTTAAACTTTCTGCTACTGATTTAGGACCAAATAATATTCTTGATTTAGTCAAAGGAGATAATAGAAATATTCAAGTTTCTATTGTTGATGAACATAATGAGAATATTCCACTAAATGTCGTTTACACATATAATGTTAAAGTTTATGATAGTGCCAGTGCTTTAGTAGATACTTATCCTGCTACTCTTGATTATGCTACTGGCGGTTTAGCAAGTTTTGATATTGATACAACAGTTACAAATGTTATAGGAAACTATAATGCTGTTCTTGTTGAAAACAATGGCACAAGCGACACTATTTATGGTGGATTAGAAATACAGGTGAGATTATAATGAATTATCATATATTGCCAGCAGGTACTACTTCTGAAACAGTACTACTTGAAATAAGAGCAAACAATAACAATCCAGCAACAGGATTAGCATTTAACACTGCTGGTTTAGTATGCAGATATACAAGACCTGGAGAAGCACCAGTTGCTATTACTCTTGCTAACCAAACAGTTACAGGAGCATATCTTTCTGGTGGTTTCAAAGAAGTTGATGCTACTAATACTCCTGGATTATATAGACTTGATATTCCTGATGCTGCTTTGGCTGTTGGAAAAGACCAGGTTATGATTAGTTTCCACGGTTATTCAGCATCATCTACTTCCTTTTTTATGTATCAACTTGGTGGCATTGTAACTGAAGGAAATATTGCTACTGCTTCTTACAAACTTAAATCAGACCAAACAACTTGCGATGATAAGTTAGATTTATATGTTGGAAACACTATTACTATAAACTTACAACTTGTAGATGCTAATCTTGTTCCTGTGGCTGTTGGTACTTCTACTTGTCTTGTAAGAGTTTACGATATAAGTGGAAACTTTGTAACTAACTACACTCCAACAGTTCAATACAATGCTAATGGAGAAATAAGTTTTGTTATCTCAACAGCAGTTACAAGTGTTGCTGGAGCATACAATATTTATGTAAGTAGAACAGGTGCTTCTGACACTATTAGTTTTGGTCCATTACAGTTAAGAGTAAGAAGCTTATAATGATAATCAACTTCAAATCAAAGTTAAATAAGATAAAACTTGATAACTTGATTACAAATATGAAGAAAGCCATTAACGGTACAGATACAGTTACTATGAAATACTGTAATCTGTTGCGTAATACTATGATTGACGGTATTTTAGCATCTCCTCCTGATCCTACAAGAAAATATGGAACTCATTATGCTTCATATCCAGGAAACTATCCAAGAAACTGGTCAGGAGATTTGATTGCTGGTATTAGTATTGCTCCTCCATCTTTTGGTTTTAGAAATGTTTTAATAGAAGTTGATTATGCAAGAGCATTAGAAAGTGGAACAAAGAAGATGTCTCCAAGACCTTTTGTTCAGCCTTCTGTTGATAAGTTATATCCAGAGTTCAAAAAAGAAGTAAAGGATTATTTCTTTAGGAGTTATATCTAATGGCATTTGAACCTATTATTTTAGAAGAATGGATACACGACACATTAACAGCAGATACAACATTAAAAGGTTATCTTGCTATTGATAGTAAGGTTCCTGGATATCAAAAAGGTATCTATTTACATATTGCTCCTGACCAAGATCCGGTAAGCAACAAAATACCAGATGTGCCTTATATTGTTGTTAGTCATATTGGAAACTATAAAGTAGATGACATTGTACTTTGTGGAGATGTGGCTTTTACTTATCATCAATATAGAGTTGTAGTTTGGTATAGGCAAAAAGGTTCAGTATCTTATGCCAAACTTAAAAACATTGCTGATAGAGTTGATTTCTTACTAAATAATAAAAAAGTAACTACAACTTCTCCAAACTTTACTACCAGAAGGCTTGGAGCAACTAATATAATGGATGTTTCAGCGGATGGTAGAATAGACTACGGTATGGTGCTCTCTTACGAGATTATTACAGTTTAGAGGTAAAAAAATATGGCAAAGTTAATGTACAACAACTGTACAGTAACCATTAGACGTTCAGCAGCAATTCAGTCAGGAGCAGCTCCTACATTTTCTGAAACTGCTATCGCAGCAACTTGTTTTGCTAAATCCATTAGTGTTTCAAAAACTATTGGTACAGTAGATGTTGCTGGTCTTTGTGATACTGTTCAGAAAATGCAAATAACCAGAAAATCTGGTACTCTTGATATTGAAATCTATGTTGATCCAGTTGCTGTTGCTTCTGGTGGTTTAGGTTCCTATATCTTTGAAGGTAAGTTAGGTTTCTTTGTTGAAATCGCTTTTGATGCTGATGGTTCTGCTGCTGGTTTAACAGCAACTACTTACACAGGTGTTATTACAAGTACATCTATTAATGTAGGTATGGATGACGCTATTACAGAGAGAGCAACTATTACTCTTGGTGTCAATGGATTTGGCACTTCTGGATCTTCTGATACTTCTGTAACATAAGGTATTTGAGAGCACCTAATGGCAAAGATTACAATGTATTCTGATGTTGCTGTAACCATCGAGTTTGGACCTTTACAAGATGGAACAGCAACATCGCCATTTACCACAAATCCTCTCTTATATATTCCTATTCAGTGCTATTGTAAAACTTTTTCTGTATCTGAAAAAATGAGTTTTACAAACTTAAAAGCACTATGTAATACAGATGATAAGTTGAGAAGAGTAGGTAAATCTGGCTCAATCAGTATGGATATTATGCTTACAGATGACCAAATGTTACCTGGAAAAATACTCTCTCAACCAGTATTTACAGGCAAGATTGGATATTATGTTAGACTGTTATTACAAGAAGGCGCTTACACTACTACTTATTTTGGAGTTGTATCCTCTCAAGATTTAAAGATAGAAGAAGGACAACCTGGCATTGAAACAGTACAAATAGTATTGTATGTTGATTAATGTACGATAAATAAGTTAGAGGTAATAAAAATATGTCGTTTAATAGTTTGAAGAAAGTCAAGGCAAATCTTGGCAAACCAAATGTAGAAGTTGATATTTCTGTTTTTACTGAAGAAGAAGGTTCAAAGATTGTATTTAGAGAACCAAAAGCAGCAGATTTATTTCCTGATACAAATATGAATATGAAGATTGCTTTTCCAGAGTTTCCTGATGCTATGCTTTATCAGTTGTCATTACTTTCTAAATGTTATGTAAGACAACACGATGATCCAGCAGAGTTAAATATGTTTAGAGAACTTGGAAATATTGCGAGAAACAATAAGGATGCTTTCTTTCATATTGTAAGTACATTTTTAGGAGCGTTTCCTACTGCTGATATTGATGAAAAGGTTAAAGAAGCAAAAAACGCATAAGTGTAGGTTGCGCTCCACAGATTTTATATTATTGTGTGCGTTACCTACACAGACATCCATCAGAGGTGGATTTAACTATTGACCAGATTGCTGAAGTTGCTTATATCGCAAAGGAAATAGAAAAACACGAAGCAGAAAACAGTGGTTCAATACTTAAAGCATTATTAAGCACGAGGTTATAAAATGGCAGAAGTAGGAAATCTTACAGTAAAAGTTGGCATAGATGGAGCTGCTAAAGCTGTACAAGACCTCGAAAAGATTAGGAGGCAGCTTGAGTTAATAAATACATTAGCTCGTAATGTGGCTGCCTCTTTTGCTACTGTAAATACACAACTCCGTACTTTTGATGCTATTACAAAAGGTATGGACAATGCTACTCGTTCTGGAGAAAGATACAACTATACTTTAAGAAATACTGCTCGTATTATTGGAGATATAGGTAGAAATAGACCAGGTAAAGGATTAATAGATTTTTTACAAACAGCAGCACTTACAAAATCAACAGTCAATGATGGTTTTGGTAGATTTTTTGGTCCAGGAATGCCAAGAAACCAATCAACTTTTGGTATGAGAGCTGCTGCTACTTTTTCTTCTGGAAACTTTATTAGAGAAGCAATGAGAAATCCTATGTTACAGGATTTTGCTACAAGTACTCCTCTTGGAAGAAATATCTTTAATGTTGATCCATATACAAAGAACTTTAGGTCTGGTGGAAACTTACAAGGTATTGCTCAATATATTACAAGTGCTACTCAAAAATCAAGTATAGGAGGAGCATTAGGAACACCTTTTGCTGCTCGTGGTATTGGTTCTGCTTTTTCTATGCAAGGTGTTTTAGCAGTAGGTGGTGTTGTAGGAGTATTTACTGGCATTATAAGTACTCTCGTTGGATATATGAAGATGCTTTCATCAGCAGTTTTACAAGGCGCTTCAGCAATGAGTGGTTTTGTAAGAATGGCAGTTGATACAGCAGCACAGTTTCAATCTATAAGAAGTTCAAATGTTTCTGGTATTTTAGGTGCTCAATTTGGAGGAGTTTATAATCAAACAAATCTTGGTAAAGCAAAAAATATTAGTAATCAACAGTTTTCTTATATGAGAAAAATAGCAGAGAAATCTGTTTACACTCTTCCTGAAATAGCAGGAGCAGCAAACATACTTACTCAAAATAATATTCCATTAAATAAGTTCTTGGAAACAACTGCTGTAACAGGACAAGCATTAGGATTAAAAGGTCAAAACGTACAAGAAGTAGCAAGAATATTTGCTCGTCTTGCTTATGGAGATTTTCCTGATAGAGAAATAGGCGCTAAATATGGTTTAGTTTCTACAAATCCAGAGTTAAGAAAGTTAGGTTTTAGATTTGACAAAAATAACTCAATGATGAATAGACCTGCTGATGCTGTAAATATGACACAACAGTTTTTAGGTCAAAGATTTGGTTCTGGATTTAAAGTATCAGCAAACAACTATGAAACAAAGTTTGCTTCATTAATGGATAAAGTTGCTGCTGCTTTTGAAAAAGCAGGCAAACCTATTATGAATGCTCTTATTCCTGCTTTTGACCAGTTAGGTAAAACTATTGATTTTCTTGCAAAAAGTGGCATTTTTGATATGTTAGGTCAATCAATGGCTACTTTCATTAGTCAAACTATGGATTTAATGAAAGGAGATGAGTTCAAAAGAACATTAGCATTTCTTTTTGCTAATATAAATGAAATACCTAATCAACTTTACATAATGGCACAAGGTCTTATGAAAGTTACAAATATTCTTTCAAGAACAAAACCTTCAGATTTTATTGATATTTTAGATCCTGTTGGAGCATACGCAAGAAATCTTGGAATAAAACTTGCTGGTGGAAAAGTAAGAAATAATCCTTTATTAGAACTTCCTGGTGCTGTTGGAGATTTTGCTTCTGGTCAACTATCTGCTGTTGAAAACATTATGAATATGACTAATATGTTTTATGGAATGATGATGAAACCGCCTAAAACAACTAAAACATCCAAAGAACTCCAAGATGAAAGATATAAAAGCGATTTACCAGGAAAAGCAGCAGAAGAAGGTAATAAGAAACTTCAACAACTTGTAGATAACTCAAAGAAACTTGTTGATTTATTTGATCTCCGTAGACAAACTATTGGTTTAGGACCATTATCTCAAATAGGTGTAACAGGAGTAGAACTTGCTGCTGCTGGAATGCCTATGATTAACTCTCATAAAATAGATCCATCAAACTACAACAGTATTAGTGCTGGTCCTGTAAGAGGTGTAAATCAACTTGAAAAAGGTATCAATGCTTTAAATAGAGAAAATCAAAATAAAGCAAAAGCAGGCAGAGGTATTAGGACAAGTAGATAATGAATGTAAGAGACTTAAAATTAAGATTTGAAGTTGACGTAGCAGAACCAAGAGTATATTTAGGAAGATTAGTTGCTGGTCTTGATGGCACTTCTGTAAAAATGTCAAGTAGTACTGATATGTGGCAATGTCCTGTTACTGGTACTATGATGCTAAAACCACTATCTCTTACAAGTGCGTGGTCAAATACATTTACTGGTACTGGATATGTAAGAACAGCATTATCTGGCTTCTCATTTATTACACCAGGAAACTTTAAACAAGTACAAATAAGAGGTACTGGCGACTTTTTTATTAGACAATATAAAGGTACTGAAGAAAGATTTACTTCTACCACTTCTTATGCTCAAAACTCTTGTTTTAATGTATCTTTTTTCAACTCTGGCATTGATACTAACTCTGATGATGTTTTCCTAAAAATAGACTTTAACTATAACCTTATTGGCGGAACTATCATTCAGTTATTTTTCTATGGCAATGGCAAGATAGAAGTATACAAAAATGGCAGAATAACAGGCATTTTAGACCGTTCTACACTTAACTTCTCTCCTGGTAATCAACTTTTCTATACACAGGCTCTTGCTAATAAGTTTTGCGATATTTTAATCATTCCTTATCGTAATAGAGACTTACTTATTCATACAAACTTTGGTACTTCTGGCGTATTTTCTTTTGAAGATTTGGATCCTACAAGTACTGCTAATGCTATTCTTCCAGCAGGTCAAGTTTCATTTAGATTTCCACAAGCAAAAGGTAGTGTTCAGTTTTCTCAATGCCACTTCAAAACTGTTGGAAGTGTTATTGGTAGTCCTGTAAAGTTTAGATATCCTCCTCCTGCTACTTACACATCTTTAACATTACAAAGCAGAGTTTTATCTAATGATTTTGGTGCTGCTGGAACTGTTACTGAAACTGCAACATTAGTTGAAGATACTGCTACTCCTGGTACATTTGTAAACTTTGTTCCTAATGGTGTAAGAAATATTGCTTATTGTAAAATCGCAGTAACTTCTTCTAACTCTCTTTCTAATACTGCTCTTGCTTGTGGCGATGCTTGGTATGAACCTACTCCTACTACTACAAATGCTTCTCCTATAGATATTACTACTGCTCTTGAAGAATGTCATATTAGTATTGGAGAAGATGGTAAAGGCTCTGGAAGTATTATTTGTAGAAGGCAGAAACTTATTGATTTAGGTGTTGCTCAACCTGGTATTACTGGCGATAGACCATTTAGAATGAACTTATATAATACTGCTTCTCCTCCACAAAGTTTAGATTTAATGCGTGGAACTATGAGTGCTCCAGTTATTACTTACACAGAAGGCGATACTAAATATAAAATCTCTACTCTTGCTTATGAGTTAAGAGATAGAAGTTATGATTTTGAAATATCTCAACTTACAGATAGTATTCCTCTTGATGGTATGACATTTACTCAAGCAATAGGAAATCTTTTAGCAACTATTGGATATACTGGCGCTGATTATTATGTAAGTACTAACTCTTTTGTTATTCCTACTAATGCTGATGTTGCTTCTGGTACTTATAACTTAACACCAAGTAGAGAAGATACTATTGCTTCTATACTTGAAAGAATGAAAAGAGATTATGCTGCTACTTGGTATACAGGTTGGAGACCAGATTATTTATCAGGAACAACTTATTACTATTGGACAGACCTTAATGCTGCTACAACAACACCTGTAATAACGCTATATCAGAGTGTTCAAAGTGCTATTAGTCTAACAATACCATTAAGCCAGCCAAATGCTCAAAATCAGGTTATTTACAGCCTTAAAAAGCAATATGAAGCACCAGAAGCAAACCATATTTATGTTTGTGGTGTAGATTATAGAACTGGTAATCTTATTTATAGTTTTTATAATGATATTGCTTCTCAAACTCCTAATACAGCGCCAGCAAGTAGACCTAAAAACTGGGTTGGAAGGACAAAAGCAGCAGTGTTGATTGATCCTTCTATTACTACACAGGCAGCAGCAGATTATAGTAAAACAATCTTACAAAATAGACTTTCAACAGGTCGTACATTGATTGAGTTTGAAAGTGAGTTATTACAATACACAAATGGTTCTAATATGGACTTTGTATGGATTGGAGACTATGTAAGAATAATGATGCCAAATGGTACAGATGTTTATGGAGAGTTTCAGATTATTGCTATTCCTGATATTACTATTAGACAAGAAGCAACTGGATTAGCCATTAAAAAATGTACTTATAAAGCAGTAATGACAGGTACTAATGCTGCTTGGTATGCTGAAGGTACTGTTGCGTAATGCCTACTTTTACAGACCTTTCAAGAACAAGTCAACAAGATTGTACTTTTAGTTTTACCAACTATAACAGGAAAGTTTTTGATCCAACTTGGGCTTTTCCGCCTGGTATGTACATTCAAAATACTGCTTTTGATTTTACAATTGGAGGACATTATAACTGTTCAGCAAGAGTTAGAGATTTTCCAGTAGTAACACAACCTGGAGGACCTTTAACTCCTTGGTCTTGGTCTTTATATGCTCGTATAACAGTTACAAATGGACACGGAGCTTCTACAACAGGAGATATTTTATTAGCAAGTGCTGGACCTTTTGCTCCTGGTACTACTGCAAATATTACATTAGGCTCTTTTAGCGGCACATTTCATTTTGAGGTTCCATCAGATATTAAATATGATGTAACTGAAACAGCAACAGCAGTATTAGATTTTCCACCATATACAACCTATAAACAGTATGAGAGAAGTACTGTTGGTGGTACTGCTATTAGTAGAGTTACTATAAGTGGAACAACAGTACAAGCATCTTCAACTGTTGCTACAAGTATAGGAACAGATTATAGATTTGATTGTAATATAGCAAGTTTTTTAAAAGGTGGTTCTGTTTCTGGTGTTAGTTTACTTAACTTTTCAAGTATGACAACTAACCTATTAGCAATGCCAAACTATAACCATTTAAACTTTATTTCTTCTGATTTTTATGCTACTCATACTGGACCATCAGCAGAGTTTAAAAATATTGGTACTGATGATGCTTTTGGAGATCCACAAAACAGTACTATTACTTCAACAATGGCAGAAGCACAAGAAAGAAGAATGAAACTTATAGGAAAGATTAATGCTTTTGACATTACTTATCCTCAAAGTTTACAAATAAAAATAACTGGTTTTGATAATGCTGGTGCTGGAAATCGTACTATTACTCGCACAGGCTCTTATGATGAAACAGATACATTTTTTGATTATTCTTTATCTTCAACATTATTGGCATATCCTGGTAGCGGTCCTGTAACTGTAAATACTGGTCCTGTTTACACTTTGCCAGCAAGTTTAAAAACTGAAATCATTGCTTCTACTCTTACTGCTAATGGAGACGATCCTAAATATACAAGATTGCCTTTCCGTGGCTGGAATTTTGCTGGTGCTTTTATGTCGCTTGCTAATGAAACTGAAATAACAGCAGGTGGAACTACTAATACAAGAGCATTTACAGGATTAGGAGAAAACTTCAATGCTTATAGATGGCTTGAAATAGAAGTTAAGAGTAATACTGGTACTTTACAATCAGATACACTCTCTCTTACTTGTCAGCCAGGTAGCGATATAAAAACCTGGTCATTTAGCACTTCTTCTGCCACATATGAAAGAAAGCGCATTGACCTTCTTATTCCACAAAATAAAGCATTAGGAATAGATGACCAAGACGATCCATATCCAAGATTAAATCCTACTGGTTCAAATCCATTACAAGAAAGAACTAATAAAGATTGGTATGGAGTTACAAGATTATCTCAACTATCTATTGCTAATGCAAATATTACATTAGGAAGAGTATTTCTTGTTGCTGATACACAAACAGAACAATCTAACTTTTGTTTTGCGCCAGAATATTACATAAAATATCAATCAGATGATACTTCTGGAACTACTTATTTAGGCAGAAGATTATGGACACAAGATACATCAGGAAGAAATGAAGAAGAGTTTGATGTATTTAAAGTTGGTGGTGTTCTTACTGCTGCTAATCAAACTATTAATAACTTTGTAGCAAGAGTTGTTGCTAATCATAAAGGATGGTCTGCTTCTGCTTCAACTGTTGTAGGAAGTGGTAGACAATCTTATGTAAACTCTATTACTGGATACGCTTGTTGGCTCGGTGGAATAACATTTAAATCTGACACTGGCTCTGGAACTGTTCAAAAAGATTATTTTAATGTTTATCAACAACAAGGAGAAGCAGACACAGCAGTATTAGGACAAACTATTTATGATGAACTTATTACTAATGAACTAATACCTGATTACGGAGATCCTTTTGGCATCTGGAAAAATGTATCTTTTCCTCTTATTACACTTGCTTCTTCTTCTATTTTAAGAGGACAAACACACGGAACTATTATTACAAGTGCTAAAACGCCAGCAAATGGAGAAGTTGTAAACCTTCTCTTGACAACTGGACTTACAAATAGAGGTAGTGGAACAACTAATATACTTGGCAACTATTACACAGGAACGCCAAGAGCATTAAGTTTCAAGAACCATATAAATGAATATACTGCTGGTGCTCAACAAAAAGCATTAAATCCTATGTATGCTGCCAAGAGATATAGAACAAGTTTCTTTCCTTCTATTGTTATTGGTGGATGTTTAAGTGCTGATGAAAGTCCTATTCATACACACGCATTTTCAGAAGTTGCCAGTAATGTATTGAAACTTTATATGACTGAACAACCTAATCCAACAAGTTATTACAATGTAACTGTTCCTATTAGTCTTGTTTCTTGCGCAAAAATGAAATATAGCCAGAAGTTAAATGAACATAGAATACTTTTCTGTGTTGCTCATACAGATGGTTCAATAAAGAAATATTATTCAAATGATGATGGAGAAAGTGTATCCGTGGCAATAACATTAGGAACTGGTAGTAGTCCAGCAGTAGCAACAGATGATAGTGGATTAGAATACTATTTCTGGAGAACAAGTACTGGCAATCTTATGAGAGCAGTATATGACATTCAAGGTAATGTTTTCCACGCAGCTTCAGCAATAGTAACTTCTACTTGCGAGGATAAAGGTATTGGAGCATATGTAAGAT